ACATGCGCCGTATCCTTTCTCGTTATGAGGTTGCGTTACTGCGTAATGCGCCCAACGGTGCGCCAAGCCTCGGTCTGACGCTTGACGTAGCCGTCGTAGGCCGCATCTCTGATTGCCTTCGGATCATTCGTGCCTGTGCCGCCGCTGAGATTGAGCAGTGACAGGTTATCGGCGAGCCGATTGACGCCAGTGCGCGGCTTGACGTTGGCAGCAAGCGCCGTGAATGCGCCCGCAACCGCGTCATCCGTCGTCAGCGCCTTGGCAACTGCATCGCCAAGTTTCGCAGCGACAACCATGCGCTGAATCTCGGGTGGCTCTTTACCGGAAAAGTCGGCGCGGCCTTCCATGATCGCATCGGCCTTAATCATCAGCTCGGTACGGGCCTTGACGATCTTGTCGAGTTCGCCGCCGGAAAGCCTGGTGTTGGCGTCGTCGAGCTGCTTTTTCAGAACGGCAATCTGCCCGAGTGCAGCATCGCGCTCGGCGCGGGTTTTCTTTTCTTCCTCCTGCTCCTCCTCCGCAGCACCGTCGTTTTCCTCCATCCCGCCGGGGCCTGCTTGCTGTTTCTTTTTCTTCTTGCCGTTGCCGTTACCATTCGCATCGGTAATTGCCTTGATGTGCGCTTGCACATGCTGGGCCTCGGCCTCGTCCTCGAAGGAGATAAGCCGATCGCCAATCAGGACTTGCACGATATGACCTCCTTTTCTCTGATCGTCCCCGATCCGTAGACGCGATCCGCCTCTGGCAGCGGGGACGACGGCCAGATGATTTGCGCGTATCGCTGTTTGTTTGGCGTCGTAGATTTCGCCCTCGGGCGTAGTGCCGTGGCCCCACTTCAATTCGGTGGAATAGCCGACCGACAACTCCTTGACGCCATCGCGCTCGTAGGCGCGAATTGCCTTGCCATCCATAATCATCATCGGCACGCGCACGGTTTCGCCGTCGCGCGTGACGTCCTCGCCGATATGACCGATGGCGTATTTGTCCCAATTGGCGGAGTCGACCATCTTCGGTGGATGATTGAGCGTGACCGGCTTGCCCGCGAGGCTGTGCATTGCCCTGCGGCTGAAAACCTCGTTGGGCGCTCTATAGACGCGCACCATACCGAGGTCGGGACGGCCAAGCTCCTCGCCGTTGTAGAGTTGGATGCCGGTTCGCGCGATGCGCGCGTCCGCTATCAAATAGCCGTCCTGTGTGCGACGAATCTTCCCGCCATCGACAACGAGCGAGATGCTGTCGCGTGTGCGCTTGCGCCGCATCGCGCCGGGACCGCAATCCGCCTTCTCTGCATCCTCCTCCGGAGTCTCCTCGATGCCGTGCTCATTGGAACGCTTGGCGTCCCTGTAGATGTCTGCTTCCTCCTCGTCCTCATCGTCGTCATCATCAGGTGGAGATCGTTTACTCTTACGATCTAGATGCAGAGAGCCGTCCGGATACGGGCTGGCCGGTTTGTTGCGCCTGAGCATCCGGCTGAGACCACGCTCCGGTGACGGGATCGAGCCTTCGCCATTGCACATGTCGCATTCGGTGCTGCCGCTGTCGTCGTCGGGATCTTTGCCGGTACCATGACATTCGGGGCATGAGAACTGCGGCGGCAGCTCGTCCTGCTGACTTTCTGGAATACCGACGTAACCCTCGCCATCACAGCGATCACACTTGAAGCCGTTGACGTTGCCTGCCCCGTCGCACTTCGGACATTTCTTAGCGTCGACGGTTGCCGCATCCCAATTTTCCGGAAGCAGCTCGGTCAGCCCCATCGCGCGTGCGCGTTTCTTGATGTGCTTCTTGGCCGCTGCCGGATTCTTGGCGCGGCCGATGGCGTGAATTGCATTGAGGAGGTCTTGCCTAGACTCCACAGGGAATCCACCTCCGGCCATCGCATGACCCTTCTTGGCAAGCTCTTCGCGCCGCGATGCCGAAAATTCTCTGTCGCGCATAGCGTTTCCTCCACGCTTGAGCCATCCATCGACGGCCTCGTAGTCGTCATCCTCGTCGTGAGATTTGTGGTGAACGCCCTTCTTGTAGCCTTGGCCGACCGCCCAATTGGAGATTGCGGCCGCGCTTTCTTTGCTCAGGCCCTTCTTTTTCAGCGCCTCGTAGGTCGCTGGATTCTTGATCGATGGACCGGGCTTCTTGCCACCGGGCATTGCCGAGCGCTCCGGCAGGCCGTGTCTCCTCAGACGGCCAACCTGTCGGACCAGAATTTCGGCATCAGAAGGAAGCTGGAATACGCTACCTGAACCCTAACTGGAACCCCCGTCAACATCCGGTTTCCAAGTCAAGCCTTGGCTTTCCAATTATACACTGTCGGCAAACGGCACCACGCCGCCCTCACTCATCGCGTGCATCGTGGCGGCAAGGCCGGGATGCAGCGGCTCGGGTAGATCATGCCGCTGAAACCAGCCGTATTCGGTGTGCTCGGGATTGAGGATCGGCGCGAATTGCCACTCTGCCGGTTGCGCGAAAGTGTGAAAGTGCACGCCGCTGGTCGTCCGCTCATCGACCTTAACCGCCTTGTGATCGCCGGGATTGCCGGTCTCCTCCGCCGACTCGCGCTGCGCTGCCTGTAGCGGCTCCTCATGCCCCTCTAACCCGCCTGCCGGGATCGACCACTGGCCGGTGTCGGCGCGTTTCATCAACAGCATGTGGCCGGTCGGCGTGTGGAACAAGACGCCCGCCGCCTCGATGTCCTCGACGTAGCTGGTCTGCGAGACGAGCGAACCAAGAGACTTCGCGTCTGTTTCATGGATGCTGCCTCGGCCTGCTGGAACGAAGGCGCACCGACATTGAAAACAGAGCGTTTCCGGTGTTACGATCCACCCCTTGGTGGATTGGACATCATAGATATGCCCTACATATTCGAACCGTCGCAGCTCAATTATTTCATCATGCTCTACCGAAAAGGTGCCAGCATCGACAAGATCGCGGATGAAAGCGGCTTGTCGCGCAAAGTGATTTATCGCGGCCTTAAAAGCAGCGGCGTTGAAATGCGTAATGCTGGCCGCCCGCGCTGCATTTTCAAGCCACGTCAAGCTGCAAAGCTGATCGAGCGATACCGCTCCGGCACGTCGCTCAAACAACTTTCCAATGAAAGTCGAATAGAGCGCAATGTCCTGCGTAAGCTCTTGCGACGCAATCGCGTTACTATTCGCGGGCGTTCCAGAGCGGAACGTCTCAAGTGGCTCACCATAAAATTGGGAGGAAAACCTGCCATCGTTCGTCAATGCGGCAATGCTTGGGCTGCTGCGAAAGGCCGAAGACGATCGTTCGCGGAACGCGCGAAGGCTGCCGCCACTAACGGCACGCGGCTCAGCAAAAACATCGGTTTTTGGGAACACGAACTTGCTGCTGCTCTGTCCGAGGCTGGCCTGCAAGTGTCGCAACAAACGCCTGTCGGCACATACAATATCGACATCACCATAGACACAGCGCGCATCGCCGTGGAGATCGTCAGCGGATGGCGCAACGGCCACAAATCCCTTGCCCCGCAACGTCTCAAATATCTCCTCGATCATGAGTGGATTGTCATTCTGATCTGCCATGCCAAGTACAAAGGTGTTCCGAATTACGTGGCGTTGACGAAAAAGCTTCATTCCCTCACGCAGATTACCCGCCGACACCGCGCCAAAATTGGTCATTACGGGATGATTGATGGTGACGCGCAGCCGCTCGCCAGAACTCGTCCTGATCTCGACTGCTGGACCAGAATAAAAAGCTTTTAGTGCGGCAATTATATCGCCTTGTATTCGAGTACCCGGTAAAAATGACCACGGGTGTGCTGGAATTAAATCTTCCGCTTCATCCAACTCATAAGGCCCGGCCTCGGAGAGATCTAAACATTCTTCACATTCAAACCCATCCCCGGCCGTCTCAATATTCACCTCCTCGTAGGACGGCACTTCCTCGATGGGCCGGTTCTCCGTTTCCTGCAGCCAAGGCGGACGGCTGATCGGTACTCGAACGCGCTGCTCGCCGCGCCACGGCAACTCGGCGGCCTCACGCGGGGTCAGAGGCTTCTTGCGAGCGTCCTCGGTATCGACACCGAAATTCTCGCTTGAGTAGCTGTAGCCGAGCACGGCGGCATTGGGCCTGTCGCCGGGACGAGGACCGGGGTGCTTCTTGTTGTACCGACGCGCCCATGCTTCCGCCCGCGCGATGCGGGCTAATGCTTTGGCCCGTCCCCTTCGTGCCTCTGCCGAGGCTTCCCATGCCTCCGGTCCCCAATCGTGCAGTTTGTGTCGTTCCGGAATGATGCCGACGCTGGTAACTCCCGCATTACGGAATGCCGAGAGCGTGCAGGTGGCGTGCGTCTTGGCGGTCACGTACTCGCTCATTGCCCTTGTTCGGTTCCGCATTGTCCGGAATACAGGAGCCAGAGCGTTTGCCGCTTTAGTTGGCGGATCGGCGGCCATGATCGAGTGCGTGACCATCCGGACAATCTGCTGCTGCGCCGCCTCCACGATCCCGCGCAGCTCGTTGACCGCATAGTTCTCCATCATCTTGATTCGTAACGGATCGACCTTGGCTCCCGGCGCATGGTTGTCCGCGTGTGTCTGTGCAATTGCCGCCGCGTGTCGCACATAAGGCAAGAGCCAGCGGCCATCCATGCCGAAAACCTTGTGCGCCAATTCCTGCCGCAGCCACGCCGCAAAACCCTCGCTCTTGTCGGCAAATGGCAATCTGCCGACGCCGCGCATACCGACCAGATCGTGCTCGATGAAAGCCTGACGGATTGTCTTGTTGAGAAGCGCCCAGCGGCGGTCGGCTTCTGACCGCATCTTGGAACGCAGGCGGAACGTCTTTGTGGGGTCACGTCCCGCCCGCGCGTCTGTGACCTCCGCATACCGGGGGGAACGGGGGACAGAGGTCCGGGGACCACATAGACTTAATGCGTCTGACACTGATTCTCAACTATACCTTTAGATATTTACACAACCTCGAAGGCGATGCAGGTGTTGTCGATGCGTTTTATGTCATGACCGTTTTCCAACTGACGGTGCAGGAACATGGTGATGCCCACGGCAATCGGCTCCTTGCCCTTCGGATAGTAATCATGCCAGACGATGATGCCGCCTGGCCGCGTGATCTTCCGCGCCAGCAATGTATCGTTGACGACTGCTCGCCCGCCATGATCGCCGTCGATGAACACGAAATCGGCAGGCGATACCTCGGTGTGGTGAATGTCGAATGATCCCAGCTTGCGCAGCATCAGGCGGTAGCGCTTGTCATGCTTGGCGAAATAACCGGGATCTGTCGGTACTTCCCACTGCTGCTGTGGATATTCCGTGGCGTATTGGCCGTGAATGACATCGATGGCCGTCCAATGCTTGATCTGCGGCACTGAGGCGAGCAGCGTCGCCGCCGTGTAGCCGCGATGCGCACCAATCTCCAATACGCGGTGGCAGGGAGTAAGCGAGGCGGCGAGCGCGGCAAGGATCTCCAAGTCTCCCGGCCAGACGCAACAGCCATGACCATTCGCGGTCGGCCTCTGCAATGGCGGCATGAAGGCAAACGTCGGACTGACCACCGGCAGCTCGGGGAGATTCATTCGCCCTGCGATCCTGTATGTCCAAGCTCCTCGGGGTTAGGTGACACTTCCGGTTGTTCTAGCTCACCTGGACCATAGCCACCTGTCCCACCTATTCCTAATTCCGGCTCCTCTGGTTCTTCACCAAATTCGTCAATAGCTGCATCCAGACCAGGATAAATGCCGTCCTCAATAAGCTGGTTGACTACGCCACGCCGCAATGCGTCCTCGTTGAGAATGCCGTTGGTGGCGTAAATCTGCGTCGCCTGCGCTTTCTTGAGAGCAATATCAGCCTTCTCGCCATCCGATAGCTGCCATAGCGGATTCCACTCATAGTGCATGTTGGGATCTGGCGTGCCGAAGGCGCTGCGCATCATCACCTGATCGAGCATTCCCAGACGCGGCGCGATCTCGTTCTTCTGCTGGTTCGCGCAATGGTCGTAGTAATTGCGCAGATCGTCGGGACCACCGCTGGTCGCGCCGCCATGCAATCCCTGCCCCATTGCCGTGCCGAATATGCGGCTGACCGGAATGCCCGCCGCGCCAGCAACCAAGGTCAGGAACTCATGCAGGATCATTGGCAGACCAGCATATTGCGTATTGACGCGCTCCCACTCCTCCTCCTTGTCCAATAGCAGCGCCGAGATCACCGACTTGGTTTGCGCCGACAGCGTGAAGCGATCGAGCAGCCTATTTTTGTAGTCGGTGTTTTTCAGGCGCAGCGCCATGTCGGGGATCTTGACGATGTCGAGCTTGCCATCGGAAACGATCGAGGCGATGGACTGCGAACTCTGGATGAACGATTGCAGCGTATCGACGACGGTCTGCAAAACGCTGTCGCCCCAGCCACCACCCAATGGCGCCAGCCGCCAATCCGGCAGCTCCAGCCCCGGCAGCTCGAGGATGCGCGAGGGGTGAATCTGCGTGAGACCGATATTGGTCGGCGTCGTGTATGGATAGTTCTGCAATACGCCTGCCGGGCTGCGGCCACCGGGCTCGCCCTTTTGCCGGTTGCCGAACGGAATCACGTTGGAAGCAAAATTGGTGATGAAGCCCTTGATCGATCCCGGCGGCGGCTGTGGCTTTTGGCCGGGAATAGTCGGATAGGTGGTGCCGGTTTCGCCCTGGAAGCCGAACATCGGCGTGGCGACGGTGTAATAGGCCGCCCGCGTGTAATACGGATCGAGCACGTTGTAGATGCGCGGCCCGGCGTTCAACTCCCAGCGATGCAGGACGACGACATACTTGAGACAGCCCTTCTTGCACTTCTCCAGATCGAGCGCCTGACTCGGGTCATTGCCGTCATCGACACCGATCACCAAGGCCGCACCGCCATAGAGCCGCGCCTTGGAAATCCACTGCCGGACCTTGCGGCGGATATCCATCGTCTTTTCGATACTTTCGATGGCCTCGATCTGCTGCTGGCTCGCCTGCCATGCGCGCCATTCCCGCGTCATGTCCTCGGCCGGTGCATCGACGATGGCGCGCGCCAGCCAATCGCCACGGTACATGTTTTCCAACGTAGCCCGGTCCAGCAGCCACAGCGTGAACTCGACGGCCTTGTTGCGGTCGATGCCCCATTGGCCCAGCCCGGTGACGAAGTTGTGCAGCGAATCCTTGACGTAGCGGACATAGCTCATTGCTTGGTGGCTCCCTCGGTAATATCGGCGAGCTGAGTGGCCGCCCTGGGCCGGTAAAGCGCACACGCCTCATCGCTGATGTCGACAATGGGCCGCGCCATGCGGAAGCTCATCTGTCCGCCCGGAGCCGGTACTTGAATCGAGGTCGGCGGTGCGCCGTGGCACAGACGCTTGGTGATGTCCTCGCTAATCAGCTTGCCAAAATAGCAACCGCCGCATCTTTCAGTCATCCGAGCGGTCCTCCTGCATACGGGAAAACAACCTCGACCTCATCGTCGGTCTCGATGCCGAGCGCGTCCATCAGCCCCGGCGATATATCGGCAAGTCTGGCGGTATCGTTGTGCGGTCCCCAATCGGCGGGATGCGCCAGCAGCATCAACCCGGTCTTTGGCGACAGAACCAATGCCATCACGTCACCGCGCAAGAACTCTTTCGGGAAAACATCATAGTCCCAACGCATGGCGATGTAATTCTCGTCGGGATCTAATCGCCGCGCTAGGCCGGTGGTGTTTGCCGGTTGCTCGTCGAGAAATAAATCCGGCTTGTCCTCGACCGAATACAGGAATGCCAGACCCTCATCCGGTGTAACGCCATCATCGTCCGGTCCGCCGAACCAAGAAACCTTGCCCTTGGCCCGCAACGTGGCCGAAGTCACCGGCCCGGCGACATCGGCGATAGCTTTACAGATGGCGTCGAAATTCCTTTCGTATTGCTCCACATCCGCTTCCGCATCCACGAACGCTGTCTCGATCAGGATCGCGGGAGCATCGGTCATGTTGAGGAAATACAAATCGCTGCGCTTGTGCGCACCGCGATTGATAAGGCCGCTGGCCTCGGCAATCGCCGCCGCAACCTTGGTGGCAAGCGCTTCTTGGCTCACATGCAGGACTTCCGTGCCGCGTCCGCCATCGGTCGGGATGTAGGCATTGAAATGAATCGATACGTCGAGATTGCGTGTCTGGCTGTTATGGAAGGCGACAATGTTCTCAAGATTGTCTTGTTGCGTCTTAGCGTCGTTCTCAAAGAACTCGACAACCTCGTGACCAAGCTTGCGCAGACAATCCGCGACCGCAGGCACCACGCGCCGCGCTTCATCGACCTCATCAATGCCATACGGCTCCGGCCCCACGGCTCCGCGTACATAAAGGCCGTGGCCTGCGCTGATGACGAATCTCATTTGCGTCACCTTTCGGCAATGAGGCCGACGGGACGAGGACAGCCATCGGCCTCACGCGCCATGCTGCCGTGGACGGGGAACGCCGCTCGGCAGCCGACTCTATGGCAAATTCTTGTCCAACTGATACCTCGCGATCTCCGGATCAAGCACGGCTAGGGGCGTGAACATCGTTGGCTTGTTCAATGCCTTGGCGATGAGCGCCTGACCCAGCGCGTTGTCGTAGCTGCCAAATGGACCGAAGTTGACCGCTGGCACTGCCGCCCTGACCGCATCATTGACCAGCTTGGGCGACGACACATAGCTCGGATGCAGGAAATATTTGGTCGGTGCGAGTTCTTTCGGCATTATGCAACGTCCTCCGGTTCATCAGGCTCCGGCGCGGGTGCGGGTTTCGGTTTGGGCTTTGGCTTCGGTCCCGGTTTACGTCCCATCATATTCTCCTATGGTTTCTGTCTTTCCAGATCACGTAAGCGTCGCTCGTGGTCCTCCGCCGTCTTTACCAGCCGGCTAATGGCATCACTCATGCTGTTAGCTATGGCCGAGTTCCCAGCTATGCGCTCGCCAAGTCCGCGTACCTCGGCACGAACGTCGGCGATTTGATCGAGTTTTGCCAATAGCGTCGCCGTCTGTGCATCTTTGACTTGGTACTGACTCTCGGTTCTCTGGTTGATCGTGTAGGCCAACCACGCCACGAACACGATAAAAGAAATGTTTAAGACGATCAGGCCCAACGCCAGCGGCTGCGACTTCATTCCCTCGACGACGGAGGTCGCAACCTTTCCACCCTGTTCGAGCGCAGCGTTGGGCATCACTCTCCATCCGTCGTTAAACAGTCCTTGATGAGAGTGTTGATTTCCGCAGAAGACTCCACCACGCCAAACCGCAGACCCCCGACATAAATAATTGCCTTTGTGCCGGGGGCCACATGCTGTTGCACGGCATCCGCAGGTCGCAGGATGTCGATATGCGTCGATTCGATCCGCATCTCTCTTTCATCCGGAGAGTGCAGGATTATCAGGCAGCAGATCAGGAGCCACGGTCGCATCTATCGCCGCCGTGCAAACCATCCCAATCGGCATCAACGAAAACTTAACGCTTCGGGCCTGTGACCGCCGGAACAAAGTACCACTGCAACGGCCCGTTTGCGCCTTGCTGTGCGAGGCCCCATCCACCTGTCGCCGGAGCTGGCTTGATGACGATGGCAATGTTGCCTCCCGAGGGCTCGCCGGGAGGATCAATCGGCGGGTCAACCGGCGGTTGATCGGGCGGAATGATCGGGCCGCCACCGACTTCTAGCCCCGCGATACTGGCGTAACCGATGAAAACGGCGGGCACTGGCTTGTCGCGGGCATCTTTGCCTTTCGGCATTAACACGCCATTGATGATAACTGGTACTGCTGCCATCTTTCGTCCTCCGATTTGGTGGGCGGTGTTGCCCACGATGGTCGTTTACCGGAGTCGAATTACACCCATGCGACGCCCTTTGCCACCCTCTGACCGTTACTCCGGTTTGCCGCGCCGGACCCGCTGCTGGTACGCCGCCGCCTTTGTCGCCGTGGCGCTGAAATTATAATTCCCGCCCCCGGCATCGGTGGCGGGGCCTTGCCATTGGTACTGGTCAGCACCCACCGTGATCGTGCCGCTGACATTGACGCTCTGGATGGTGGGCGGCCGCTGCGGCGGCCGTTTCTCCGCCGTGGCCGTGCCCATAGCGATAGCCACAACGCCGCTCACGGGCACGCTAACGGCACCGGCAACAATCGCGATTGTATATGCCTGGGTAGCGCTGCCCGAGGCGGTGTCCGTCACCTTGATGGTGAACGACGATGTTGCAACCGCCGTCGGCGTGCCGCTCAAGGTGCCGCCGGTGGACAACGCAAGCCCCGGTGGCAACGCCCCGGTGAAGGCATAGCCGTAAGGCGGGGTGCCGCCAGTGGCGGTGATGATCTGGCTATAGGATACACCGACGGTGCCTCCGGGCAGCGTGCTCGGCGAGATCACAATCGCGCCGGGAACCGGCTGGCTGGCGGCGATGGTGATCGAGTACGACTGAGTGGCACTCGCCGACGCGCTGTCCGTCGCCTTGATGGCAAACGAGGACGCGCCCGCAGCGGTCGGTGCGCCGCTGATGACTCCCGCAGACGATAGCGTGAGACCGGCCGGGAGCTGGCCGGTCGATGAATACTGATAGGGCGCGGTGCCGCCGCTCGCCGTCACGGTCTGATTGTAAGCGGTGCCAACGGTCCCTGCGGGCAAGGTCGGTGGTGCAATCGTGATCTGCACCGGCGGTGGCGTACCGCCAAGTCCGCTCATGCCGAAGCCTTCGCGGATGTAATTATTAAGCGCGTTCGCCGTTAACGCCGGATTCCAGTTGGCCTTGCTTTGACCCCGTGCCGCCTTAAGGAAATCGGTGGTCTGTACGCCGCCGCCCAGGCCGAGAGTGGCAAAATACGAGCCGACCGAGCGGTCGGGGTGCGGGAAATGCGAAGCGTCGTCGCTGGTGTCGTTGTTGATGAACGTACAAGTCGCGTCCGGTTGCAGATACGGCTTCTGCCAATCGTAAATGATGTTGTTGGAGATGGTGATGCCGTCTGGCATTCCGGAGAAGTACATGCCGAAACCGTTCCCGGAACGGGTGGCGGTGTGACAGACGATGTTGTGGTCGACGATCAGCGTTCCATAATTGTAATTCTGGTTGTCGCCGTCGTAGTGGGTGAAATTCATGACGCCCCACCCATAAGCCTCGCCGCCCGGCGCATCGCAGCCTTCCAAGTACACATTCCAAGCGATGGTGTTGACGCGGTCTGTCTTCTTGTAGTCGGGGCAGCCGATGTTGTGCGAATAGGGATTGTGGATACAGGAATTGTCCCACACCGTGCCGCCGCCTCGCACCTGCGAGCCGGTGCAGTCATAGGAAATAATGTTGCCGCGTATCACCGATGGCAGCGCCACGTCGCCGCTGGGGACAACCGAGGTGTCGGCGCCGTCGATGCCTTGCAGATAGAAGTTATGATTGAAGACGCTGCCGTAGCCGGTGCCGTTGGTTTCATTCCAGCCGTTGTGGTCGAGGACGTTCTCCTCCAGCATCACTTCACTGAGGTTCGTGTACATTCCCTGAACATTGTAGGGAATCTGCCAAGCGTCGACGATCACGCTGCGGCGGACTCTGCAATTCTGATGCCCCACCGGCGCGGCATAGTGGCCCTCGAAATAAATCATTCCTTGGAAAAAACTGAACTTGCAGTCCTCGATCAGGAGAAACTCGATGGGATTGAAAAACGCCATCCCGGCGTACTCGCAATTATAATCGTAGGCCGCATTGGATGGATCGCGTTTATAGGCGTAAAAATCCAGGCCGACAAAGACGAGATAATTGCCCGAGCCTGCGGACCAGCCGCCGCCGTCAGTGGCGGCGATTTTAAATCTATCTCCCGGTTCGACGTTGAATAGCGGTCGCGCACCGCCGCTGGCCGGGTTTACGCCAGCACCGGGATTGCCGCCGTCATAAGAACCAAAAACCATCGGCTCGGTCGCCGAACGGCCGCTGCAATCGCCGGGCAGCGTGCCAAAACCGTCTGGCCAAGAATCGCCCTTGCGAAAAAGCATCCAATCGGGAAAGCCTTTTCTGAGCAGGTGATTGCTGAAAATGTACCAAGGATCGGCAAACGGGCGGCTGGGATCGTCGACGCGCGCCGTGGCGTTATTGCCGTCACTGGCGACATAGAAAATGTGCGTGTCGGCGCTGGGCGCAAACGACGTCCAGCCGGACGGGGAATTGCCGACATAGTTGCCGGAGCTGTCATAGGACTGACCAAGCGTGCACGTCATGTGTTCCATTTCCTTTCTTCGTGCTATAGTAGCAGCGCAACGGCCAGACGTTGATGCGTCTGGCCGCCACTTGACCAGCAACCTGTCAAGAGGTCGCTATGTCCGCATTCATTAATATCACAGGCCAGCGTTTTGGGCGTTTGACTGCCATAAAACTTCAAGAACGTCGGGCAGCCTCGAAGGGTACAAGGCTCTATTGGCTTTGCCGCTGCGATTGCGGAAATGAAACAAGTGTATTCACGGGCCATTTGCGCAACGGCCATACGCAATCGTGCGGCTGCTATCAGCGAGAGAGAACCAGCAAATCTAGCCTCCGACATGGAGAAACTATAAAAGGCCAACAAACGCCTGAGTTTCGATGTTGGGCGAACATAATCTCGCGTTGCTACAATCCTTCCGTTCCCTGCTTCAAGTATTATGGCGGTCGAGGCATTACGGTTAGCGATAGATGGCTTAACAGCTTTAAGAGCTTCCTCGCCGATATGGGACGACGGCCCGGACCAAAATATTCCATTGACCGCATTGATAACAATGGACCGTATAAGCCATCGAATTGCCGCTGGGCAACCCAATCGCAACAAAGCCGTAACAGACGACGGCCTACTCATTGAACTCACGTTCGAACTTCAACATCTCTCGTCCCCGGTCAAAAAGCGATTTTGGCAATTTCCCCGATTTGATGGCTCTCCTCCTGCCGTTGCGATCCGATTTCAGAAACAGTTCGCGGCAATCGAAGCGTTGGCAAACGTGAGGCGCGCGGCCATGAATACCACAGCCACGCTCAGTGAGGTAAACGCAAGAGCCATCCGCTCTGCGCTGGAGAGCGCGGCCAAGGCGTTGTCCGTCGCGGGTAGTAATCCAGGCCCAATCATATTTTTCATACTCCTCGTTTGCCAACGGCACGATCAGCGTCTTGCAGCATAGCGTGCAGCTCCCACACGGCACGTTGGCGCGAATGACATCGCGGTCGATAAGCTGCTTCGGAGCCATCGTCGGCAGATCGGGAAGCCGATATGCCTCGGTCGGATATTTGCTGCGGTCTATGACAACAGTGTGGCTCACCCCGGTTCCTGCATCTCCTGCGCGACAATCCGATTGCTGCAGTTGCGGCATAGCCAGTGCTCCATCAGCACGACTGGCCCGTCCTCGCTTCGCGGCACGTATTCCATCGCGGGCCGCCCGCATTTCGGGCAGCGTTTGCGCTCGTCCTTCGGCAGATCGTCAAATGACATGTTTCACCCGTTGTTTATTGCCTTCATCACC